TCACCGCGTCACTTCCACCCCACCGGACCGCGCTTGCTCGCGCATCACAGCGTAGTCGCTCAGCATCTCGGCGATCGCTGACCCGTCCGGCAGCATCCCTAGTTCCTCGGCCGCGCGCGTTTGGAACTCGCGACTGTACTCCACCACGGGCGGACAGACGGTAACGATGCGCGGTTCAGAACCGCCCGTCGCGCAGGCGGTCAGCAAGCTCGTCGCGATCGCGAGGGCGGCGAGCCGCCGCATCGAGCATCCGACGCTGTACTTCATTGGCCTTCTCCGTGATTTCGAAGCGTTCCGCCAAGCGCCCGGCGCGCTCACCGGCGCGGCGGATCGACAGCAGAAACAGGAGGACGGTGAGGGCGAGCACGCCATACCGCAGCGCAGCGCGTGCCCATGGGCTGGCGGCAATCCCGGTCAGGAGTGCAGAGATCATCGCCGCCCCCGTTTCCAGTCGTCGATGCGGGCGTAAATGGCGACCGCGACGCCGGCGAGCGCCACGGCGATGAACACCCAGCGCAGGGTGTCGAGATACGGCACCAGCGGCAGAATGGCGGACTGGGTCTCGGCCAGGACGTTCTGCGCCACCTCGACGCCCGCCGCGCCAATCGTCGCCACTCCTGCGGCGCCGCTGCCTTTCATCGTGCGGCTCTCCGCCAGCACCTCCCGCGCGGGCGGTGCTTCGGCGGCAAATGCTGTCGCCCGCACGGGGAAACGCTCGCCCCACTGCCGCGCCGGCCCGAGATCGATATGCATGAATCCCGAGCGCGGGTAGAAACCAAACCCGAGAAATCCGACCGCCCGCGCCGCCGCCTCGAACGCGACCGGGTCGTGGTTCGCCATGGCGATGTCGAAAGCCGCGCCATCCATGTGCTTGGAGCGCGGCGCGCCACCGACGGCGCGGTTGTGCGCCGGACTGCGGTAGGCGGAGCGGACGATGAGCGGCTTGCCAAGCCGGTCGCGGAGCGCCTGGAGCTTGTCCAGCGCCTCCTCATTGAGGCGTAGCGACCCGCTGCCGCGACAGGCGATCTCGGCGGGAGAGAAGTTCTTCCAGCGCCAGGCGCCCTCGGGCACATCACGCCAGTGGTTGAAGTAGCTCGTCGTCATCGGTGGTCTCCGGACACAAAAAAGCCCGCCGAGCGGCGGGCTTGGTGGGGTGAGGATCGGCAGCGTCGGTCAGGGACCGTTGCCGAACAGCTTCAGCTTGATGGCGATGCCGGCCATCAGGGCGAGCAGCACGCCGGTGGTAACGATGCGGACAGCGGTCTGCACCGCCGTGCGCTTGGCGAGCCTGAGACTGCCCAGCAGGGAACGGAGGTCTCGGATGTCGACGGCGGCATCGTCGCCGTCGAGCCCAACATCCTCCAGCGCCTTGCGGGCGCCACGCTCCGCCGCCAACTCCAGCAACTGCTCGAACTCGGCTTCGAGCATAACGATATGGCCGTCACCGACGGTCGGACGGTTCATGCGATCTTCCTCTCGTCGATGACTACGCGGCCAGATCGGCCTCATGGACGCGGGCATCCTCGCCCACGGCGGTGATCTCGATCTGCTCGCCCCTCGGTCGGATCGAGATGACCCGGGCGCGCAGGCTCCAGGCCTCGCCGACACCGAAGGCAAAATGCGTCCGCTCTTCCGACGCGCCGGTGTAGGGCGTGAAATCGAGATCCTCGGCAAGGACGACACGCCGATCGTCGGCGCCCGGACCGACCGGCCAAGGGCCGCTTACCGTCCCGTCACGCCGACGCAGCGCGATGTAGTGCGTCTCACCGTCGGCCCATTCCAGCGGCTCGGAGAGTTCGAGCGTGCGGGTCTCGGGGGCCCAGGCGACTGCCTCACCACCCTGGCCCCAACGAGGCATGTCGTGGGCGACGGCGATGAGATCGCCATAGGTCGGGATCAGCCCCTCCAGCTCGGTGCGGAAGCTCACCATGCGGCGGCGATAGCGGTTGGCCGCCGCCATGTAGAGACCTTCCCGAAGTGCCTGCGCCTCGTCGGTGCAGCCGAACAGCTCGACCTTGGCCGGCTGATCGGCCGCGCTGTCGGCCAAGCTCGCGGTCACCTCGTCGGGCGCCCAGATGCGCGCCGAGAAATACTCGACCGTGACCGCGTCCGCGGTGTCCTCGCCCGGCATCAGGTACTGGACCTTGAGGCTGCCCTTGACGATGTTGCGGGGGCCGAAGAGCGCCACGGGCAAGGTCCGCGCTTCGTCCCGGACCAGCCGCAGGATGCCGCCCTGCAGGAACGGCACGGCCCGCCCGACGCGGGCGATCCGGGTGAGCGCTTCCCAGACTGTGACGCCTTGATCGAAGACGGCGTCGAAGCGGTCGCCCCGGCCCTGCCATAGCCCGTCCAGCGCATGGAGCGCCGCCAGGTCGATGCGGGCGTCCGGCAGATCGGCGCCATAGTGGGCGCGTGCGGCATCGGCGAACGCCCAGGCGATCGACCGCGTCGGCTGCGGCGAGGTCCATCCCGTGACGGGATCCCAGACCGGGAGCCTGCGGGCCAGGATGCAGTTCACCAGGCGCGACGAGCGCTGCGACAGGTTGTCGGTCGCGCGCATGCGCACGGCAAGCAGCGTGACGTCGCCAAACACCGGATCGCCTGCGAGAAACGCCTTCAGCCCCTGCCAGCGGATCTCGTGGCCGGCGCGGGCGTCCGTATCCTTGGCGTCGGTCCGCCTGAGACGAACCTCGTAGCGGCCGCTCGCGACCGGATAGCGGTCGCTTCGCCGCTGGGCGGTGTTCGTGGCGGCAGTGACGCTTTCTGCCCCCAGCTGCACCCAGCCGCCGAGGGCGACGCCATCCTCGTCGATCGCGCGCGCCTCCACCTCCCAGTCGATGGTGCGCGGATCGAGCCCGCCGGAGGTGTTGGCGTAGTAGAGCCCGCGCGGCATGACGAGGTCGATGCCGATCTCCTCGGCGGCGGTGCCGGCGGGGTTGGCGGCGAAGGGGCCGATCCAGCCGTCGTCGCCTGTGTCCAGCTCGTTTGTGCCCTTCAGCTCCTGGCCCGCCACTTCGGCCGCCGTAGTCACGTCCGCCTCGAACAGCATTACCGGATCGCCGGGTGCGACGATCTCGTAGGTCACCTCCTCGAAGGAGCTGATGGGCGTGTCCTCAATGCGGACCTGCTCGAGGTCGTACTCGCCCTGACCGATGCAGTGCAGCTGATGCAGGTACTGCTCGTTGCCGGCGTACTCGGTCCAGGGTGTGGCGGCGAGGTCGGGATAGACCAGGTGCCGCCCGTAGATGACGGGGATCGGCTGGCCGAGTCGGGCCTGATTGCCCTGGGACTGCAGGGCATAGGTCGGGCTTGGCGCCGGTGTGCTGCCGAAGGAGCCGCCGAAGCTGGGCGCGGGAGGTTTGGGCGGCGGGACGAGCACGTTCACCAGCGTGGCGCCGGCGAGCCCGACGGCCGCGGTGATGAGCGAGGTGCCGATGGTGGACGTGATGCCGATGGCGCCGGCGATGGCGCCGCCGATCGCGGGTGCCGCCACCATGACGGCGATCATGAGCACGGTGCGCAGCGGGTTCTTGCCGCCGCCTCCGCCCCCGCCTCCCTGAGGCAGGGAGACGAAGATCACGACGTCGGACGCGCCGATCGCCACGGCCGGCCAGTCCGCGCGCAGCACGGGCTCGCCATTGCGCAGACAGACCGTCGGGCGCTCGAACTCCGCGATCCCGTGGGCGTCGAGCCAGGCGCGAATGGTCGTGCCGGCCACGATGGGCAGCACGTCTCGGCCCCGTTCCGGGCAGAACGGGTTGCGCAACATGACGACGACGGCGGTCAATGAGGGTCTCCCGTAAATCGATAGAAGCCCTCGATCCGCCATCCCTGGAGATCGAGGTCGCGGGGATTCTGGAACGCGACGCCGATCCTGCGGGCCGCATGCAGGACGCCGCCGCCATCGACCTCGAGCCACAGGCCGACATGGACCGGGTGCCGGGACTGGCGCATCAATACGGCGTCGCCCTCGCGAGGCTCGGCCACGAGGCGCCAGCGCCGGCGCTCCGGATGATCCCGGAAGGCATCGAGCACCCTGCGCAGGTCGGCCGCATCGACCGGGATCTCGGGCACCTCGATGCCGAACTGCTCGCGCCAGCAGTAACGGACCAGGCCCCAGCAATCGAACGCTTGCGCTCCGCGCCCGCCGGCCTGCCACGGTCGGCCGATCAGCTCTTCCGCCCAGTGCATCGGATTATCGTGTGAGCCCGGGGAACCGCCTGGCGGTATAGGTCTCGGCGGGGAAGGCCTTGTTGCCGATGTCGAGCATGCGGGCGCGCCCGGTGACCCGGAACACGTCCGCCTCGACCTCGGTCAGGATGAGGGTGATCGGCGGATCCATCTGCGGACCCTCCAGGTCGGTCGAGAGGTAAGGCCGGTAGGTCACCTCGATCTTGTCCTGGCTGGTCGCGGCCGCATCGAGGTGGCGGACGATCTCCCGGCTGACATTGTCGAGGGTGACCGCGATCTCCGGCACGGGCGCCGTGTCCACTGGCGGCAGTTCGAGCTCGAAGCCCATGGCAACGAAGCGAACCCAGCCGCCGGCGTCGACCGGCGCGTCCGCTTCGAGACGCGCCCAGAGGTCGACGTGGTCGCGCACGACGCGGATCGCGGTCGGCTGGCCGTCATCGTCCAGGAAGGACGGATGGCGCAGTTCGAGCGTGTGCAGGATGACGGTGTCGGAGGGCGCGGATGCGTAGGCCTCCCGGATCGCCCGCTCAAGCGCCGGATCCGGCATCGTCGTCCTCCAGCAGGTCGGGCTTCGGGTGGGCGCGTTTGACGGCGAGCCACTTGCCGAGAAGCTCGTCCATCTCCTTCGGCAGGCCGGTGCCGTTCAGGCGCAGCTGGTTGAAGGCTTTGAGGATGGTGTCGAGCTGCTCGCCGATCGGCGGGTACTCGACCTCGCGCGCCTCCCGGTAGCGCCGGTAGGGGTGGCCGAAGGTCCGGATGAGTTGCGCCACCTCGGGCTCCGCCTTCGGATCGTGGACGTGCAAGTCGATGCGCGCATCCTGACCGTCGGGGATCGGGTGATAGAGCACCGCGTAGTGGCGGCCGTCGACGAGGCAGAGATGCTCCCAGGTGTTGGGCTCCTCGGGCATGTCCGGGGGTTGGAAGAAGCCGCCGGCCTCTTCCGTATAAGAGATGAACAGTCGCATGGGTCAGGTCCCGAGCTTGGCGTTGATCTCGATCGGCCAGTACGGGTTCCGCTGCGAGTAGCCGGCGTTGTAGTAGACGTTGTAGGTCACATACCAGGTGCCGGCGCCCCAGCAGGTGCCGTCTTCGCCGAGCCAGAGATTGGCTCCGTTGTCCGAACCGATGGACTGCGCATCCACGTCGATCACCTTCGCGGCCAGGCCCGGTGCGTTCCACCAGTAGGAATTCGCTGCGAACAGGGCGCCGCCGCGCTGGCCGTTGTTGTTGCGCCCGCCGCAGAGCGTGGTGCCGTCGTCGAACAGCGCGATCAGATGCGTGGTCGAGCCGCGGCCCGCCAGATCGACCTTGATCAGCTCCCCCGGCGCGACGCCGGTGCCGAGGGTGAGATCGAGCTCGTAGACGCCGGCATACGTGCCGCTCGAACGGTTGTCTGAGAGCTGGCCATAGCCCGAGTAACCCCCGCCGAATAGTCGGTTGTGCTCGGTCTTCACATAGCTCGTACCGTAAGAGTTGCCGCCGCCCCAGACATCCACCGCCTTGCCGTAGGCCTCGCCCGCACCGAAGCCCGCAATGAACTGGGCTGCATTCGTGCCCGCTGTCGATCCCGTCATCGCCTGGCCGTAGCCGGAATAGCCGGCGAAGGCGACGGTGCCGTCAGCGAACAGGAACAGCACCTGACCGTTGTCGCCGCCGCCCCAGGCGGCGATCTTGACGCAAACCTTGTCGGCGAAGAGCTGGTTGCCGCTGGTCCCATGCTGGACCGGCCGAAAATAGGCCTGGTTGTTCCCGTAGGCATCACCCATGGGATAATTGTTGTTGCGCCCAGCGGCCCAGACCTTGCCGGCGGTGTCGATGTACCAGACCGTGCCGTACTGATCGCAGGCGGCGGTCACGTAGACCGCATCGGTGACCGGGACGATGCCGCTTTCGCCGCGCGACGGCAGGCCCTCGCGGTAGCACTGGTGCGGCGAGTAGGTCTCCGCCGAGTTGGTGGTGGCGTTGTTCGTGGCCGTCTGGCCGTAGCCGTTGTAGCCCCAGCCCCAGAGGCGGCCGTCGTCGGTCAGCGTGTAATAGGTGATGGCGGTACTGTCCTGGCCGTTCACCGTGCCGGCGATCTGCACGATCTTGCGACCGTTCTTGTAGATGCGCTGATCTTCCTGGATGCCCTCGTAGGACTGCCAGCCGACCATGCGCCAGCCGGAGCGGTTGGACGCGGCGCCGTCGCCGCACTGGCCGTGGCCGCTGTAACCGCAGGCAAACGCGACGCCGCACTTGAGCAGCACCACCTTGGTGTAACCGGGAATGGCGCCGACGATGTGGAAGGCGTCGCGCTCCTTCCAGTGGTGGCGCGTGTCGTAGCCGCCATAGTTGGACGGCCACGCGTCGGGATCCATGCGGCCTTCGGCGATCGCGCGGATCCAGTTCGACTGCACCCCGAGCCACTGCAGGGGGTCGGACAGGATGTAGCCGTGCTGGACGTAGCCGCCGCCATTGCCGTCGCCGAGGTCGGAATACTGGTTCTGCCCCGAGATCGCGACCTTGGTGTGGTCGACGATGAGGAGGCCCTGGCTGTTCTCCTGCGTCATCGACGGGCCCGTCACGACCTCGTGGCTGAACGGCTTGGGCGTACGGGTGTTGTGGCGAAACACATGCGGGTTGAGCGCCCGCTGGCCCTTGCTGTTGGCGATGGGGCCGGGGAACAGCGTCACCCGGTGGTGCCCGCCGCCGCGACGCCCGATGGTGACCGAACCGCCGCCGGCCTTGCGCTCCGCCCGCGGCAGGTCGGCCGTGATCGTGGAATTGCTCATCAGTAGTCGCCGCCGAAGAAGCCGATATGGACGTTGCCGGTCGTAACCGCATTGGCGTTGGCCGGGATCCGCGCCGCGAGCGGGTCTTTCAGCAGCAGCCAGCGGTCGCCCGTGAGGTCCAGCCACGGCATCTGCTCGAGGTCGAGCCCGGCGACCGAAGGGGAGCCGTCGAACCCGGCGCGGGCCGGAACCTCCATCGACCAGAGGGGACGCCAGCGGTAGGCGTCGATGGTGACGCCGAGCTGCTGCGTGATGGCGTTGCCGGGCGTGTTCTCCAGATTGAGCACGTCGAAAATGCCGGATCCGGGCGTCTGCTCCCCGGTCCCGGTCATGCGGTAATCGCCCCGATTGACCGTGGCGACGTTCCAGAGCGTCAGCACTTGCAGGTTCTCAGTGATCGCCCAGGACTGATCGTCGGTCCGGGTCACGGTGAAAGGGTCCGTGGCCGGCGTGGCGCCGGGGACGATGTTCACCTCGACGCCGGAGAACACGATTTCGAAGGTGCCGAACTCCACGGGAGCCGCGGCATCGCCGTCGTTGCCGAGCACGATCGCATGCAGCCGCGTGCCATTGGCGCCGGGCGTGAAGACGGTCTGGGCCGCGTTGCCCAAATCGGCGCGCAGAACCGCGCCATCCTGGCGGTAGGCCGCCACGAAGATCGGCTGATTGGCCATCTTGGTCCTCGTTCAGGTCAGATGAAGCTGCGCGCCAGCGCCACCAGGGCGCCGGCATGGATCTGCGGGGCCAGGTCCAGCGACAGCCGTTCGTCGCCGCCAGGATCGACGACGGCAGCGCCCAGCCCGAGCCCCGCTTCGAGCTTCGCGTCCAGCCGGCCCGGTGCGCTGTCGGTGGCGCTCACGGCGACGGTCCCGACGGCGCCCAGCGCGGCATCGCGGGCATCCAGCGCCTCGTCGCGGGCGAGCTCGGCCGCCGTCCGCGCGGTCTCGGTCGCGTCGACCGCCTGGGTGATGTCGGTCATGTGCGCGTCGACGCTCGCCTCCACGTCGACGATGACCTTGGCGACGCTCTTGACCGGACCGTTCTCGGTGGTAACCGTCGTCTGCGCGTCGCCATGCACGATCTCGTGCAAGAGCAGGCTGTCGGCGTGCGCGCGGTCGGCTGCCGCGCGCAGATCGGCTTCGATGGTCATGGACGTCTCCGGTTACCAGGCGTGCGCGCCGGGCAGGGTCGTGTGGATCAGCGTGTGCAGGGCGTCGACACTGCCGAGCAGCCCCTGCAGGTCCTCTTCCAGCAGGATCGCCATGGCGCCTTCGCTGAGCGTCGGGCGCTCTCGGATCTCCAGCTCGCTGCGAACCTCCCACAGCACGCCGGCGACGATCCGGGCCTCGAACTGGCGCGTGAAGCGCGCTTCCTGCGGCAACAGGCCGAGACCGCCCTTCAGGTCGATCTCGAACCACTCGCCGCCTTCCTTCGCGGTCCAGCGGTACCAGGCCTCGAACAGGGCGAACTGCTCACGCCGCAGCACCCAGCGCACGGTGATGCGGCTCGGCACCTGCGTGTACCGCCTGCGTTGCCGCGCCGGGCCCGCCTCCATCTCCGTCCGCAGGATGGCCTCGCCCGGCCGGATGCCATAACCGTCGACGGTCGGCAGGGGCAGTCGTTCCGGCCAACGGTTCGTCATTCACCATCCGGGCCAGAAGCCCGCCCTCGTCAACGGTAGCTACCGGCCGCCGGGTTGAGGCCGTAGCGGCGCTCCAGCGTCGGCGCGATGCCTTCGCCACGCCCCACGTTCCGGGCAATCCGGCCCTCCACCTGCTCGATCATGATGTCGAGGCTGAGATTGCCGTTGCCGTCACGCCGCCAATCGGCAGTGGCTTCCGTGCCCGGCGCCGCGTTGCGGACGTTCACCGCCACATTGACCACCGGCCGCTCGCCGGAGGCCGGCGCCAGCGATCGCATCTGTTCGGGCGTGAACACGCCCTCGCCACGCCGGGCGACGATCGGCACTTCGCCCGCGACGATCCCGCCGCCATGGAAGCGCGGCGCGCGGTCGAAGGCGGCTGCCGGGACCACGCGGCGCGGCAACGCATCAGCACCAATGACGCCGCCGCCATGGGCGACCATGACGGGGCCCGGTGCGGGGAAGTCCCCCACGGGCCCCGTGGTGCCGCTTCCCCCGAACAAGCCGCCGAAGATGGCGCCGCCGAGATCGGCGAAGATTCTCTCGAACAGCCCGCCCAGGGGCTTGATCACCGCCATGCGCCACGCGGCGCGCAGCGCTTCCTCAGCGATGCTGTTGAACAGATCGGCTGCCGAGAGCTTGCCCGTCATCGCCCATTCGACGAAGGCGTCCTCGCTCGCCTGCAACGCCCGGGTCGTCGCCTGCTCGAATTGGCGGGCGGCATCGCCCGCCTCGTCGAGATAGTCGCGGATGGCCCGCTGGACGCCGGCCGACCAATCGCGGCTGGCGCGCAGCATCCGGTCGTAGGCCTCTTCGCTCGCAGCCGTGAACGTCTCCTGGCTGATGGCGCCCGCCTCGAGCAGCGCATTGAGCTCGCGGATCTCATCGGCATAGGCCTGCTGGGCCGTCCGCAGGCTGCGTGTCAGCGCCTCGCCTTTCTCCCGGAGCTTGCGCGCCTCCTCCTCGGCCTTGTTGCGGGCCTCGATCGCCTGGCGTTCGTCGAAGAGCGCCCCCGCCAGCTCGCGCACCCGCGCGCGCTCCGCCTCCGTCGCCTCCGCCGACAGCCGCCGGAGTGCTTGGGAGACGAAGCGCTCCCGATCGGTCATGGCAAGTTCGTCGCGTTCCGCGCGGAGGCCTTTGATCACCCGCTGGTTGGCCTGACGCTGGCGCGCCGCAGCTTCCTCTTCGCGACGGGCGAGCTCGGCGAGACGCGCATCCCGCAGCGCGGCGGCGTCCAGCATGATCTGCTCGACGCGGTCGAGGTTCGAGCCGTCGGGCGCGCTCAGGGTCTGCATCTCGGCGACGAGCCGCTCATACTCGGCGCGGATCCGCTCGGCGCCCTCGTGACGGGCTTCGAACAGCTGGCGCTGCAGATCCTGCTCTATCCGGGCGATGCGCCGCGCGCGCTCCTCCGCCGAGGCGACATCGCCCTCGATGGCATCCGGCGTCGAGCGCGTATCGGTATCGACGCGGTCGGGCGTGTTGCGCTCCGCCTCAGCCTGCATCCAGGCGAGCTTCGCCGCCCACTGGCGGTACTGCGCGACCCGCTCCTGAAGACGGCGTTCGAGCGCTTGCCGGCGGCCCCAGGCGATCGGGTCGTCGAGGAAGGAGACATCGCCGATCTCGTTCAGCTCGCGGGCGATCTCCTGCAGTTCCCGGCGCCGTTCCTCGACGATGCGCCGGGTCGAGCGCAGGCTCAGCCCCTCGAAGTTGAAGTCCCCCTGCAGAACCAGCTTCAGCTGCTCGTAGGCGACACCAGCATCGGCGGCGAGTTCGGCAAGGCCAGAGGACAGGTCGGCGATCAGCGGCGAGAGGTCGAGGACGGCGCGCGTCAGATTGGCCGAGATCACCTTGCCCAGCGTGTCGAGCTCGTCCTTCGCTTGCTCGGCGTTGCGGATCAGGTCCTCTTCGAGAACGATACCGAGATCGCGGGCGCGCTGGCGCATATCCGCAAGCCCGTCGGCGCCTCGGTTCAGCATGTTGACCATGGCGACGCCTTCGCTGTCGAACAGCTTGAAGGCGAGCCGCAGCCGCTCGGCCGGATCCTCGACCGCGCGCAGGGCTTCCGCGACATCGTCGAGCAGGTCTTCCGAGCGCCGGATATGGCCGTTCTGGTCGCGCAGGGCGATGCCCATGCTGGCGAGCGCTTCCTTCGCCTCGCCCGTGCCGCGCGCGGCTTCCCCGACCCGGCGCGTGAAGCGCTGCAGCGCCATGTCGAGAGTGTTCTGTTCGACCCCCGCCAGGCTCGCCGCGTAGCGGAGTTCCTGAAGCGCCTCGACGCCGATGCCGAGTTTGTCCGCGGTCTTGCCGATGGCGTCGGCCGCCTCCAGCGAGCGGTTTATCAGCGCCGACAGGCCACCAACGGTGGCGATGCCGGCGATCGCGCCGCCTAGTAGCCGGATGCCGCCGCGCAGGGACGCGGCGCGTTCGGCGAGCGATCCCAGGCCGCGCGAGGCGACGCCCGAGGCGCGGTCGATCTTCTTGAGGGACCGGTCGCCGCTCTCGCCGACCCCGCGCAGCTCGGCCTGGACCCGGCCACCGCCGTCGACGCTCAGGCGCACAGCATACTGGTGTGTCGTCTTGGCCATGGGTCAATCCGGTCGCTGGCTCCGAAGGGTTTCGAGCATCCCGAGCTCGGCAGCAGGCAGAAGTTCGGCGAGCACGGCCGCGTCGAACCCGCGGGCACGCGCGATGTCGAGCAGGGCCGGTTGGTTGAAGCCGACGATCTGACCCGTCGGGCCGATGCGCAGCTGGCTGCCGTGTTCGCTCACCAGCAGAAAGAGTGCGTGTTCCTCTTCCGACCGGGGCGCATGCTCCCGGTAGGGGCAACGCTCGGCCGCGCCTATACCTTCGCCTTCGGCGCAGGGGCTTCCTTCCTGGCGGCACCCGGCGCAGTAGTCGGGCCCTCCGCCGAAGTGCCAGCGGCAGAGAGCCCGGATCCGTTTTTTGCTGCGGTGAGCAGCACCTGCCGGAGGGTGAACTCCTGGAAGAACCGCTCGCCCACCGGGTAGAGGTCCATCAGCGCGGCGACGTTCTCCGGCGTCGGTTCCGCCGGCCCGTCGTCGCCTTCAACGCCATCCCAGCGCTGGATGTGCCGGCGCGCGAGCTCCTTGATCAACAGCGCCTGGTAGAGCCCGTCCCGCGCGGCGTCGTCGTCGAGCACGGGAAGGTCGGCGACGGACAATCCGTTCTCCCTGCGCTCGCGAAGATCGCTCTCGATCCGCTCCAGCAGGCGGCGAGCGGCCGACTGTGCCGCGGCCATCGCCGTGGTGGTGAGCGGGGTGACCGTCGCGCTGACCCCGTAGGGGAGCTCGATCTCGAAGGGCTCCCGCGACGCCTTGAGAGAAATCATCCCTGCCTCCTTACAGGTAATCGCTGCCGTCGAGATCGTTCACCAGCGTCACCGTCAGCATCCGGCCGGCGATCTCGTTGCGCGCCCCCTGGAAATCGAAGCTGGCCTGAACGCCGCCCGGCCCCTCGATCGCGAGCTTCGGCTTCGGCAGATAGACCTCGTGCGCCTCGAGCGTGGCCGACAGACCCGCGCCGAGGCTGTAGGAGAAGGCGAGGTCGACCGGCGTTCCGTTCGTCGCCAGATCGATCAGCGTGGTGTCGGCGAAGCGCACATCGATCCGCCCGGTCAGCGCCGCGACGGTGGGATCGGCGCCGTCGATCTTGCTGTCGGAGCGGATGGTCTCGATCTTCTCCAGATTGTTCGAATAGGTGAACGAGCCCGCGGTCAGGTTGGCGATCGACGACCCGCCCCGACTGATCGCCCCCTGGAACTGGCTGACGCGCTGGAAGGCGAAACTCGACGGGGTTCCGCCCTGGCTCGAACCGAAGCGATTCTCGCCCTGGGCGACGCACTGGAGCGTCGCCGCAGCGGCGCCCGAGCGCTGGAAGTCGAGCGCCATGGACCCGACCACCAGGCCCGTGTGCTGGAAATACGCCGGCACCTGGGGCATGCCGACCTCGACGGTGTAGCTCGGCAGGCTCTCCTGGCCGGAGGCGAACACGTGATCGTAGGTGCCGTCGCCGTTGTCGGTGGTGACCGGATCGCCCAGGAGGCCGGTCAGCCAGATGCCGAGATAGCGCATATCGACAGGCACGACGATGTCGCCCTCGTCCATGATGGCGTCGCGCAGCGGCGCCAGCGGATCGCGGCCCTGTCCCAAGACCGGATCGTCGATCAGCCCCTGTTCGGAGCCGAGCGAGCAGCGGTTGAAGGGCATGCGATGGAAGCCGCCCACCGCCGCCTGACCGTATGTGCTCTCGCGGGCGACGAGCAGCGTCGCGCTCGAACCATAGGCTCGCGCCATGACGTGTTCTCCTGTGTTTGCTGATGAGCTCAGCCGAGCGGGCTGGGTGCCTCGTAATCCAGCACCAGCGTGATCATGCCGGTCTTGATCGCGGGCCCGCCCTCGACGGCTTCCGTCATGACCTCCGGACGGCCGTACGTCATGCCGAAGATCTGCCCGCCGAGCGTCGGGTCGGCATCGAGCGCGGCACCGATGGCCGTGGCCAGATCGTCGAAGGTCTGGTCACGGATCGCCTGGTCGCCGGACTCCGCGTAGATCTCCAGCTCGACCGCGTGGCGGTAGTAGACGGGAGCGAACCCGCCCAGCACCTGCTCGGGCTCGCCGGGATCGCCGTCGCGCACGACCACGAGCCCGCCCTCCGGGATTCGTTCCGGGAGCGCGCTGTTCCGTTCGACGCCGATGTCCGGCAACTGGCGGAGTCGATCGGCCAGAGCGATCAGCACCTGTTCGGACCGGGACGCCATGGCTCACTCCGCGCTCATGTGCCGGTCGATCAGCAGCGGCAGGGCGCGTGTCCACTTTGCCGCGGCCCTCTCGACGTCGAGGCGTTTCGGCATGCGGACCTGCGGCACCAGCACGAACATCACCACCGTGGACATGCCGGCCTTCATCCGGCCGGATTTGGTGAACGTCCCGCCTTTTGCCCTGCGGCCAACCCGGCCGGTCGATGCGTTGACCCGGACGCCGTCGACGACCAGAAGCGACGGCCGGCCGCGCCGGTAGACGAACCGCAGCGGCCCGAACCGGTGCTCGGGGAAGTTCGACGGGTTGATGCGCTTGCCGCCGACGCCCCGCTTCGGCGCGGCGGGCGTCGGAATGGCGAGCCAGAAGCCGTTGCGGCTCTTGATTACCGTGCCTTCGTCGAAGACCCGCACGATGTGCGGCGCCTTCGACCAGACCAGGCTCGCCGCGTCATAGCCCTTGTTCGGGTAGGTCCGCGACCGCCAGGCCCGCGCGAGCCGAACCCCGAGACCGGCCGTCAGGACCTGCTTGCGCAGATCCTGCTTCAGGCCCTCGCCGGCATCGCCGACGCCGGCCTGGACCGCCTTGGCGATGCGTCCGGCCTCGACCTCCAGGTCACGGCGGACGGCTTCGCCGAGTGCGGCAGAACCCGGAAGGATCCTGTTCGCCATCACTGAGGCCGCACGTCGAGGGTCCAGATCAGCCGTTCGGGATCGCGCACCGGCTCTCCCTGGACGACCAGCATCTGGCCATCGACCTCGATGGTGTCGCCCGGTCGAGGCTGCTCGATCGCCGCGACGAGCACGTCGACCAGCGTGGTCTCGGCATGCAGCCGGGTCTCCCTGAAGTCGATGACCTGATCCGGACGCCGGGCGAAGATGCGCAGCGGCACGCCGTCTCCGAGCCCGCCCGGGCGATAGACGGCCGAGCGCGCGAGGTTGGGATCATTGAACAGCACCTCCAGGGCTGCGGCGATTGCCGACATCAGAAGCTGCCGTTGAGCCGCACCCGTCCGATGGTATCGGACGCACCGCCGCCGACGACCTCGACAGCGACGCCGATCGCCGTATTCCCGGAGGCGGTCTTCGTCGTCACCTTGGCGGTGTTGTCCCAATAGACCTTGTCGCCGACCGCCCAGGCCTGCGATGCCGCCTTGGTCAGATCGAAGATGCCGACGAGGGCAGCCTCGACTGTCTCACCATTGATGGCATTCCCGGCGGCGACGCCGAAGATGGCGCCGACGAGCAGGCCGTCGCCGGAGGCGACGTCGTAGGGTGCGGTCAGGGTGATCGTGTTGCCGGGTTGGACGTAGTTCTTCATCGCGGAGGGTCCTCTCGCAAAGACGAAGGGCGGCCCGTCAGGACCGCCCGTCTCGTCAGGGTTCAGATGTCAGGGGGTGGTCCGGCTTATGCGCCCGGGTTCTTGTAGAGACCGCGCCAGTCGATTGCCTTGGCGCCGAAGTCGAGCCGGCACTTGATCTCGACGCCGTCGACGTCGAAGCCGTTGCGCGTCTCGATGTAGGCGCCCTGCTGGCCTTCGAGATAGGCGTACTCGATCGTGTCGATCTGGTTCGGGCTCGCGGCCAAATACCAGGCGGTCTCGCTCGCCCCATCGAGCCGCGGCTCGGCGATGGGTGCGAGCGTGCGGATCGACTGCGGCACCACGTTCCCGCTCTGCGCGGGCACAAGGTTCTGCGCCACCAGCTGCTCGGCCTTGAGCTCCAGGGCGGCCGGTACGATCAGAAAGGCGGGCCGGATGTTGAGCACCGTCTTCTTGTCGAGCCCGGTCTGCTTGCGCATCGCGGCGCGGGCCGCACCGACGCTGTCCACGCCGAGCGCCGCGCCGGCGCCAGCGAGGTTCTTGTGGTTGGCATGGAAGAGCGCCGTTCCGTCCGCCATCGCCGGGTTGGAGGTGACGATGTCCCAGACCACATCGCTTTCCAGCTGAGCAATGGCGTTGCCGTACATCGCCGGGATCCGGGTGAAGGCGTCGAGATCGTCGTTGATCAGAACCTGCCGGGTGATGGCGACCACGCGGCCGTAGGTCTCGATTCGGTAGCTCTCCTTCGACTCGCCGAGCGTGCCGCGCTTAAACTCGCCGCTCTCGCCCACCTTGAGAAGCTGGGGCGCCTCGCCGAGCTGAACCCGGTGCATCGCCTTGAAGTCGGTGGCAAGCACCTGGCGGCAGAAGAGCGGGAAGGTCCGCGGATAGGCCTCGTAGGCCTGGCGGAGCGTCTTGTTGGTGACGGCTGCCAGGATCTCGGGGAAATCCGAAGTCGAATGCAGCGCCCGGGTCGCGACCTCGTCGCGGGAGAGGCCGCGCGTGCCGGCCCCCGCCGTCTCCAGGCTTTCGCGGGCGAGCTCCAGCAGGGTCATGCCCCGATACTCGCGGGCCGCATCCTCCAGCGGGAACAATGTCGGGCTGTAGCGGTGCAGCAGCGCGTTGGCGACGGCCTCGCGCCGGGTCACCGTCTCGTCGCGGCCACCCAGCGGGATCGAGACATGGCCGAAGGTCCGGGTCTCGTCGGACTGCGCTGCGACCTGGTCGAGGATCAGCCGGCGCGCCTCGTCGATGGACACACCGCGCTTGATCAAGTCGTCGGCGAAGCCGCGCTCGAGGTGCAGCTTCTCGACAAGGCCGTGGATCGTGGAGACGCGCTCGCGCTCCTGCGCGCGGGCCTCGGTCACAAGCGCGTCCGTGTCGACGCTGCGGGTCTGCTCCTGGGGCTTCGGATCGGGTGCGGCCTTCGGCTGGCTGCGGACGCCCGTCTCCTTCGGCTTCTGTCGGAGTTCGGCATCCTTCGCCTCGGTGGTCTTCTCCGCAGGCGCGTCGGTCGCGTCGCGAGTCGCCTCTTCAGTCTGATCGGTGTCGTGCATCACATTGGTCCTCTGCTTGGGTTCGCCCGCGGCGCTGCGATGCAGGACGCAAGGCTCGAAGGGATCGCGGGAACGGAAGCCGGCGGCGGGATCGGCGCCCACCGGCACGGCCGAGATCTCGAAAGGAGTCCAGTCGACGGCGCGCCAAAGCTCGCGGCCGCCCTCAGGCTTCGAGACCTCGTAGCGGTGGACCTGGTAGCCGATGGAGACCGCGCGGATGTGCCCGGCCTCGATGTCGCGCCAGATGTCGCCGACCGCATCGCGCTCGGAGATCCGGATCCGGGCGATGCCCTGACCATTCTCGATCCGCGCCGTGCCCGGCACGACCGAGCCGATCACCGCATCGAGATCGCCCGCATCGTGCACCTTCAGGAACGGCGCGCCGTTATTCAGCCGGTCGAGCCGGACATGGTCGGGCGCCATGCTCAGCTCCTCGTCATGCGGCTCGCCGAAGAGCGAGAGGCGCCGCACCCGGGCGCCGGTCGACCAGATCACCTCGACGCTGCGCGTCTCGGGATCGATCGTGTTCGGCGCGAGTTCCGCCGCCCGGCGCAGGGCCGGCAGTTCGATCGTCTGCTCCATCAGGGTTTCCTCGGATCAGGTCTCGTCGCCGTCCGGGTCACCCGGATCGGCTACACGCTCAGGTTCGGACGGGTCGTTCGTTTGCGCGCTGCCCGTCTTGGTGACGCGACGCGGGTCGCTGTCGAGGACGAGGCCCAACTCGTCGAGCTTGGCGTTGGTGGCCGCGATCTCGGCCAGCACCGCGTCGGGGTTGCGGCCTTGCCGGGCGATGGCCTCTGCGAGCGTCATGGTGCCGGAGCGGATGGCGAGCAGGTCCGCCATCGCATCCTTCTGCGGATCGACCGCCTCGAACTTGGGCGGCGACCATTCGACGGGCACGTCGGGCGTCGGGATCCGCCCCGCTGCCCACGCAGCTTCCGTGAACCAGCGCCAGACCGGCGCACAGAACATCGGGATGAAGAGCTGCCACTGGACCGCGTCGATCATCCGGCGGAACTCGACGAGCCCCGCGCGGATCGAGGAGTAGTTCACCTGGCTCAGATCGCCGGTCAGCAACTCGTAGGGCACGCGGAAGCCGGCCGAGATCGTGTGCAGGCTCGCGCGCTTGTACTCGCCGTAGCCGCCGGTCGCCGACGGCTGGTTGAAGCGGATGTCCTTCCCGCCGCGGGCGTAGGCGATAAGCCCCGGCTCGAACTGCTCGACCCGGTTGCCGTCGGCGTCGACGACCGAGGGCGCGATCCCCTGTTGCGCTTCCTCCTCGCCGAACACGATGGCGGTGACGCAGGCCTCGGTCTTCTTGCGGACGATCTCGGCGACCTCGTAATCGTCGAGGTCGCGAAGGGCGCGGATGACCGGCGCACCCCAGGGCACGCCGCGCGCCTGCGTGCGCTGTTTCTCATAGACATGGGCGATCTCGGAGGCCGGGATCGCCCGGCTGGTGAGCCCGCCCGTCAGGCTGAGCATTGCGTCGCCCGGATGCGCGCCGAAGAGCCAGTAGGCCCGGCGCCGACCGAGCGCGTCAAACTCGATTCCCTGGACCGCCTGCCCGGAGCCGAGCGCCCCGTTGCGGGTCGCGTCGAGGAAGTCGGCCTCGAGCAGCTGCAGCTGCACCGGCGGCATGACGCCGTCGCCGGCACGTCGCGGCCGGCGTCGGACCAGCACCTCGCCGGCCTCGACCATCTCGCGACAGGCGAGCGTCTGCAGCCCGTAGAAGTCGAGCTGGCCGTCGGCGTCGCAGGCCCGTGCCCAGATCTCGAACAGCCGATCGACCTCGCGGTCGAGCGCGGCGTCGCCGCTGGCTGCACGCGGCATGATGCCGGCGCCGACGATGTTGTTCACCAGCACCGCCACGGCCTTTGCCGCATGCGGGTTGTTGCGCACCAGATCCCGCATCCGGTCCCGCAGCAGCGCACCGGCCCGGCCGATCTCGGCGTCCGCCGAAGATCCCGGCGCATGCCAGCCATCGGTGCGCCGGCCGCGGGCCGCGCCCTCATAGGAGCGGGCGAGCCCCTCGAAGGCCTGCCGCGCCAGCACGCGCCGGGTGGCAGCCCGTGGGGCGACGGTCGCGATGGCCCGGTCGAACCAGGACACCGACATCAGCGGTCCCCACGCGAGAAACCGGCGAAGCCTGCGATGGGGCGGTTCGCCGCACCGGCGATCTGGCGCTCGATGGTCCGGATGCGGCCGAGCAGATCCTCGGCGGAGCCGTATTCGACGGTCTTGCCGTCATAGCTCACCCGCGTGGTCCCGCTCGCATAGGCGCGCCGGAGCGCCGCGAGTTCCGCTTCCGTCCAGTCCGCCATTGTCAGAACCATCCTTCACGCCGCCCGAGCCAGTCGGAGCGGCGTTTGCCTTGCGCGCCCGGCGACGGGCGCCCGATCATGCCGGCCGGCGTATCCGTGCCGGTCGGGACGCCGAGCTGCGCTTCCAGATCGGCCCATGTCGTCTCGGACCAGCGGTCCGCGCCCGCGATCCAGGCGGCGGCGCGGGCATAGACCCGACAGTCCAGCGCCTCGTTGCGCTCCCGAAGCTTCTGCCATTCGAGCCGGGCGAAGCCGCGCCGGTTCCTGACCGTCACCAGCTGCTCGGCGGTGAGCTGTTTGATCCACTCGGTGTCGACCCAGCCCGGCAGATGCACCGTGCCGGGGGCGAAGGCGGCGCCGGCCTCCATCTCCTCGGGCGTCGGCCGCGGTAGTCGCAGGAAGCGATAGGTCTCGGCCTTGAAGGTCGAAACCGCCACGGTCCATAGCCGCGCCCCCCGGCGCAGGCGTTTGCCGCCCGCGGTGGCGTCCACGAAGGTCGGTCCCGAGACCGGGCTCGCCCTATTGAAGCCTTCGAGCCCCTTGACCGGGGCGACCTGCGCGAAGCCGACCGAGCGCGCCCAGCCATAGACGGCGGCCGTCTCGTAGCCCGTGTCGATTGCAAGCCGGGCAAGCCCGAGTTCGGCGCCGCCGGCATGCCGCCAGTTGCGGCCCAGCAGATCGGTCAGCGCCGCCCAGCTCTCCGGCCGATCCGGCCCGCCCTCGATCACCACATGATCGACGAGCCAGCTCTCTAGGCCGCGGCCCCAGGCCCAGACGTCGACCTCGATTCGGTCCTTCTGGACGTCCGCGCCGGCGGTCAGGAACAGCCCGCCGGTCGGCACGATGCCTGCCGGCCACTCCTCGCGGCGCTCGACGAGGCGCTGCCAATCCGGTGCGTCGCCGGTCTCGATCCAGGTCTCGCCGAGCACCGTGTTGCGGAACACCCGCTCGGCCTCGTCCGAGCCTCTGGCGGCCTCCTTGTCCCGCGCAACGTCGGCCCAGCTCTTCCAGCCCGGCGGCGAATACAGCGCCGAGAGATGAAACCCCACCGTCCGCCCATCGTCGGCCTCGGCCGTCGCCCGCCATTCGCCTGCGGCCAGCACGGCGGCCTTGTGGTGCTCCGCGATCGCGGTCTCGCAGGCATCGCAATGGTAAGCGGCCGTCTCGGGCTTCCCCTTCTCCCAGCGCAGCCGCTCGAACCTGAGCCACTGCATTTCCCCGCAATGCGGGCACGGCACGAAGAAGCGGCGCTGGTCGCTCGCCTCGTATTCGCGCTCGATGCGGCTCACGCCGCGGATCGTCGGCGTCGAGACCAGGAAGACCTTGCGCCGATGGGCAAAGGTCAGCGACCGCGCCTCGGCGAGACCGACCGGGTCGCCTTCCTCGTCGGCCGAAGCCGGGTAGGCGTCGACCTCGTCGAGGAAGACGTATCGCGCCGGCATGGAGCGCAGCCCCACGGCGGAGTTGGCGCCGGTCAGCACCAACACGCCGCCCGGGAAGTCCTTGGACAGCTGCGTGTTGCCGCTGTCGCGCGCCCGCGCCGGCTTCACCCGCTCCCGAAGCGCCGGGCTTTCTTCGATCAGCGGATCGATGCGCTGGCGCGAGTTGCGCTTGGCCAGCTCCACCGTCGGCTGGACCGCCAGCATCGGCCCCGGCGCATGGTGCATCACGAAGCCGATCCAGTTGTTGCCGGCCTCCGTCGCGCCGACCTGCGCGGCTTTCATGAACACGACCCGCTGCGCCGGATGGCTCGGCGAGAGCGCGTCCATGATCGCGCGCATGTAGGGCGTGCGCTCGGTCCGGTAGCGCCCCGGCTCGGCCGAGGCGCGTGAGGACAGCCAGCGATGCGTGTCCGACCATTCGGAAACCGTGAGCCAGGGGTCGGGCGTCAGCCCGCGGCCCCAGGCCCGGATCAGCGCTTCGGCGCCATCGAATCCTTCGATCTCAGCCGAGAGCGATACGGGGCTGGGCGAGTTCGTCGAGGTGGGCGCGGACATGGGCCTCCAGAACCTTCTGCATGGCCGCCGTCTCCGTCCCCAGCTCCGCCGCCATCAGCGCGGCGACCCGCGCCGGCCAGTTGACCCAGGCGTCCCGTTCCTCGCGCGCGAGCCGAAACACCAGCGCGGTGGCGCGGTCGCGATCGACGAGCTCGCCCTTGAGCTTCGCCAGCCGGATCCGTCGCTCCTGCGCCTTCAACACCTCATGCGCGGTCTTCGCCTGCAGGAAGGTCGTGCCGCCGCCCGTCACGGGCGCGGACATCCCCTGTTCCTTGAGCGTATCGCCCACCGCCGAGACCGCCGCCTCCGGCACCGGCTTCATTCCGGATCCCGCGGACGTCCCCTTTGGGCGACTCTTCGAGGGATCGGTCGTCTCGGCCCGCTTCGCGTCGCTCGCCGCGGCATCGATCGAGCCGTCGGCATGCAGGACCAGCCGGCCGGCGGCCTTCGCCTTCTGGATCGCGCCGCGCGACAGCCCGACATGGGCGGCATAACGGCGCTCGCTCATGCCCTGCATGCGACCTCTAAAACAGCAATGAAATGATGCACTTATCCGCTTGATAGCGGCGCGCATCGGAGCCTGTATGGGGCCAGCACGATCAAGCCAGGAGCCAGACGATGGCCACCACGATCCTTCCCACCCGCAACACCGAATGGGGCTTTTACGGCACCATCGACCGGATCGACGACGATCTGGCCGCCGACGCACCCAAGGCCTGGACGCTCGCCTCGCAAGCCATCGCCGCCGCCACGGGCGTCTCCCCCGAAGGGGTGCGCGACTTCCTCGACAGCAGCCACGGCCGCCACTTCGCCGACGACGTCGCCAACGCGCTCGCGCGGGGCGACACGCTGAAGGGCGCCATCGATGCCGCCGTCGCCCGCTGGATGGGCTGGCGCATCGACTGGCGCACCGAACGCGAGATGGGGATCCCCCGCGGGCTGCCGTATCTCACCGGGTTCGTCACCCACTGCGAGATCCTCGCCGAATCCGACGCTTGAGACGCCGCGTCTCTGGGTCCCGCCCGCCGCATGGCGGGCTCGATCTCGTAGAAGGGCCCGCATCCCGCGCGCCCGGATACGACGGAAACGACAAATGCCAAAACTTTCCGACACCCAACTCGTGATCTTGAGCGCTGCCGCGCAGCGTGACGATCGCAATGTCTTACCGCTTCCCGGATCGCTGCGCGGGAACGCCGCCAACAAAGTGGTCGGCGCACTTCTCTCTCGCGGGCTGATTGGCGAGCGCGTTACCAAAAAGCAGACCAAAGCGGACCCGGCGCTCAACCGCATCTGGCGGAACGACGAGGACGGTCGCGCGGTTCTCCTGCAGATCACCGACGCAGGCCTTGCCGCCATCGGGGTCGAGCCGGAAGGCGCCGACAGCGCGCCCACGGGCGCCACCCAGACGCCGGCCGACGACGCCGCATCTGACGCCCCCGCCGCCACGAAGTCCGCACCCAAGGCGCGGACAGCGCGCGAGGGCACCAAGCAGGCGCTGCTGATCGAGATGCTCCGCGCCGAGAACGGTGCGACCATCGCCGAGATCGTCGAAGCCACCGGATGGCAGCCGCACACGGTGCGGGGCGCCATCGCCGGAGCACTGAAGAAGAAGCTCGGCCTCGACGTCACCTCCGAGAAGGTCGAGGGGCGCGGGCGGGTCTACAAGCTGCCGCCCGCCTGACGCGGCAGCATCTTCCATCGCGGAGACCGCCGTCCTTCGGGGCGGCGGTTTCTCATCGGGCGCCGCGCAGCCGGAGCGCCTCGAACAGCCGCCGTAGAGCAAACGACCGGGCGATGCTCACGACGGTGAACACCGCACCCATGTTCAGATTCTGTACCAGCGTCGTCTGCAGCCCGAAGACCGGGAAGATCAGGATCTGCGTGACGACGGCAACGCCGAAGCCCACGGCGACGTTCGCGACAGCCTCGACGAGGGACATGGCACGCGATTGCTTCATGCGGCGTCTGCCGCATCGGATTCACCCAGCCTCTCCTCCCGGACCTCGGCGAAAGTCCGACCGTCGCCATCGAGGATGGCATCGCGGCCGGTCTCGGTCTGCCAACGCTCCACGGCGACATCGACATAGGCCGGGCTGATCTCCATCGCGAAGACGCGACGACCGTTGGCTTCGCCCGCCATGATCTGCGAGCCGGAGCCCGAGAACGGCTCGTAGCAAAGCCCTCCGCGCTCGACATGCTGGCGCATCGGGATCCCGAACGCGTCGAGCGGTTTCGGCGTGGGATGGTCCGGCCGTTCGTCCTTGGCGAAGCTCGGCATCTCCCAGGTCGACGGCAGCGTCTCGTCCGCGACCTTCGGCGGGCGTTTGCCCTTGATCCAGCCCATGAAGCAGGGCTCGTGCTTCCAGAGGTAATGGGACCGGGTCAGCACGCCGCGGTCCTTCACCCAGATGATCTGCTGATGGACGAAAGCGCCGGCCTTCTCCCAGCAGGCCTCCAGCATGGCCTGGCGGCGCGAGGCGTGCCAGCAGTACCAGGCAGCGTCCTCGGTGATCGCCTCGGCGACGGCGGCAGAGATGAACCCGTCGTAGAGCTCGGCGCCCTGGCTACTGTCGTCCCAGGTCGTGCCGTAGGAAGCCGACCAGTCCTTGTTCCGCGTCGGATGGTTCGAGCCGTCATAGTCGACGAGGTACGGCGGATCGGTCGCGAACAGCACCGCGCGCTCGCCGTTCATCAGGCGGCGTACGTCCTCCGCATTGGTGGAATCCCCGCAAAGCAGCCGGTGGTCGCCGAGCCGCCAGAGATCGCCCGGCCTCGACGCCGGATTGCGCGGCGGCTCCGGCACGACGACCGGCGGCTGGCCACCACCGGCAGAGCCGTCATCGGCTCCCGTTTCCGCGAGCAGTCGATCCAGTTCGCCGTCTGCGATGCCGATCAGCGAGAGATCGAAGTCCTCGGCCAGCAGGTCCCGCAGCTCGGCCGAGAGCAGCGCCTCGTCCCAGCCGCCCATCTCGGTCAGCTTGTTGTCGGCGATGCGGTATGCGCGCCGCTGAGCCTCAGTCAGATGACCGAGCACGATCACCGGCGCTTCGGTCAGACCGAGCTGGGTCGCCGCCAGGATGCGCCCATGGCCGGCGATCACCTCGCCGTCCTCGGCGACAAGCACCGGCACCGTCCAGCCGAACTCCGCAATGCTGGCGGCGATCTTCGCGACCTGATCGTCCCCGTGTGTCTTGGCGTTCTGCGCATAGGGCTTCAGCCGATCGAGCGGCCAGGTCTCGATCGCGTCGGGCGCGAAGCTGAGCATCATGAACGATCCTGTTCGAGCGGAGCCGGACGCCGGGACCGGAGTCCATCACTGGATCCGGCGCTGGACTCCGTCGGGGTCCACCGGCATCCACCTGGCCGTGGCGCGAAGCTTTTGATTTATCGAAGGTATCGGGAAGCGGCAGCCCGAGTGGACTCCGGGTGGCTTCCCAAAAATCCGGCCCTGTCGCTGGCGAAATGCCGCGCTTCGCCCGCCAGCATACGAATTCGCCAGGAAGGACCCGTGAACTCGGCGGTAGAAGGGGGCGGCCTGTCGGCGCACTTCCCGAACCTACCGCTCACATACCGGCAGGAAGCCAAAAGTGTCTGGCAGAAAATATCAGACCGGCGACGCTCCCTCAGAAGGCCGGATCGTCGGCCCGTGCGAGGTCGATGACCTGCTGCATCGACAGGCGCGGATTGAGCCTCTGCTGGTTGAGGTGATGCGAGATCCGACAGATGCCGTAGATCCAGTGATGATGAGCCGAGGCCCGTTGCAGCCCGACCGTCCGGCAGATCTCACGCCAGCGCGAACCGAAGGCGCGCATCCAGACGATCTTGCCGTCGACGGGTTCGAGGCAGACCGTCCAGCTCAGCGTCTCCTCCATCCGACTGATCGCCTGGGGAGACGGGAGCACCCGCAGACGACGCGGCTCCTGGCCGACCTGGTCGGCGAAGGTGTGCCGGATCTCCGGCCATGTGCTGAAGTACCCGAAGAGCCGGGGCTCGGGCAGGCGCTTCAGGACGAAGGCAGCCTCGGACAGCCGCGCCTCGACCAGGCTGGGCGTCCACCTGACGATCGCCCGGTTGGCCTGCGCGTTCATCGCAAGCCGCCCTTCGTCTCGATCGCCCACAGCAGGAGCGCCAACGCGTCGGCCTCGTCGTCGTTCTCGGGCGCGAAACCTCGATCGCGGATGGCCGCGACAACTGAGGCCTTCGGCGCGTTGCCCAGCCCCGTGACGTGTCGCTTGATGGTGCCGACCGGGACGCCCTCGTAGGGCACGCCACGCAGCTCCGCCCAGCTCGTGAGCGTCGCCATCAGCCCGCCGTAGACATGCGCAGCGTCGGTCCCGAGATGGCGGCGGACCTCCTCGAACCAGATCCCGGACAGCGGTCCGCTCAGCCGGTCGAGTTCGGTCAGCCAGTTGCCGAAGCGCAGGTAACGCATGCCGCCGCCGTCATAGCGGCCGGGCCGGAAGCTGACCGTGCCGCTGGCCACCAACCCGTCGGCGCCGCGGATCGCCCATCCCGTGGACGTACCAAGGTCGAGCGCAAGGACGGCATCGGGGAGACCGTCGCCGTCGAGGACCACGCCGACGCTGACGGGTGTGACGGATGTGACGGGTTGCTCCGTAACCCGGTCACGGGCGCGCGTACGCGCACGCGTAACGCTTATATGGGGACAACCCGTCACACCCGTCACGGCCGTTGGTTTTCTGGGCATCTGCCTCACCCCTCGAACAGCTCGTCGTTGCTCTCGCGCAGGGCCAGGCCGCGGAGTCCCCGGGCCCTGCTGGTGTTCTGTTTTTCGAACCCACGCACGCTCAGGTTCTCCGAGAAGCGTTTCATCGAGCCGGCATACTCGCCATTCGCCTCCGCCCATGCTTTCCAGCTGGCGAAGAGCGTACTCGAGCCGCTCCAGTGCGCTGCGCCCGTCTGGCAGCACTCGTCGATCCAGCGTCCGAGCGCGTCCTCGGCCTCGAAGTAATCCTCTGTCGCCGCCATGACGGCGTCCGGGGGCTTCAACCCGGTCTGCTGCCATTCGAGGCAGCCCTGCAGGGCCCAGGCGAGGATGCCGTCGCGTTCCGCCAACAACCGGTCGGGGAGGCGGCGATCCCGTTTCGAGGGCGGGATCGTCACCGTGAACGGCACCATGTGCAGACGCCGGCGCATGGCCTCGTCCACGTTCCGGATCGACGGCTTGTGATTGCCGACGACAAGGAACTTGAACTGCGGGATGAACTCAAAGAAATCCTGCCGCATGAAGCGGGCGGTGATCTTGTCGCCGCCCGTCAGGGCCTTGAGCTTGCTCTCGGCCCAGCGGCTCCCTTGCTCGGTTTCGATGGAGGTGACGATCCGCGCGCCCCGAAGCCCGGCCATGTCGGTCGGGTGGCGATCGCCGTGGGTCGCCATGAACATGTCCATCGCCGCGACGGTCGCGTAGTCGCCCATGATCGCCGTCAGCGTGTTGGCGAAGACCGACTTGCCGTTCGCCCCCGTTCCGTAGAGAAAGAACAGCGCGTGCTCGGTGGTGACGCCGGTCAGGCAGTATCCGGCGACCCGCCGCAGGTAGGCCTGGAGCTCGGCGTCCCCGCCGGTGACCGTGTGGAGGAACGCCTGCCAGGTCGGGCAGTCGCCGTGCGACGCGGCGGCGGCGATCCTGGTCATGAACAGGCCGGCATCGTGGGGTGCAAGGGCGCCGGTGCGCAGATCGATCACGCCATCGGCCGTGTTCAGGAGCCAGGGATCGCGATCCCAGATCTCTGTGGTGCTCGCATGCAGACGATCGCTCCGGGACAGCCGCTCCACGGCTGCGACAGTCGCCGCCGTCGACAGCTTGGTCCGGATGCGCCCGGACGGGGCCTGCACGGCCGCCTCGCGACAGATCTGTCGCGCCAGATCGAAGGCCTGGAGCGTCTCTTCCCGTCGCCACACGGATCCCGTCCAGGTGAGCCACTGACCCCAGCCCGCGACATAGCGCCAACGATCGGAGTGACGGTCGGCGAATATCGTGGCCAGCGCATCCTCGGTGAAGCGCACGGGCATGGGGCCATCCCCACCCTCGTCTCCGCCGTCCGCGGCGCCAGGATCGTCGGCCTCCTCGATCTCGCCATTGCGGCTGAGATCGCGCTTCCATAGACGTTCCGCCTCCTTGCGGAGTCGTTCCTCCGGCCAGGGCGGATCGATGCGCGCGAGATTGTAGGACTTGATTTCCTCCCAGGCCCCGGCTGGGGAGACATGACCCTCCCGACATCGCCGGATCCAGTAGCCGATCACGCGGGAGAGCGCGTCGAACCGCGTCGTGCCGTCGACGCCGCCCTCCCGGATCGGGCGGGCGAACAGCTCGGGCACGGCGCCGGTCGCGGCATCAGCGCCGTTGAAGTCGAGATCGGGATCATCGGCGCCGTCCATCGGCGGCATGGCGATGATGGCCTCCACCAAGTCCGACAACTCGTACTCGACCGGCTTGTGGTGGAGGATTTCGACGAGCCGCCTTTGGCCGGATTTCGCATAGACGGAGCCGGCGACGCGAATCGGCTGGTGCGCGGATTTGAAGGATCGATCGCCGCCGACCTTGGCGGCGATCATCTGTCGCGCGCGGCAGACCCCGGCGATGTCCTCGCTCTCCGCCGGCTCCGTCAGGCGCCAGTACAGGTGAAGCTTTCGCGCGCCTTCGGGCGTGATGCCGCCCGACGCCACCACGAGGGTAGGCGGCCCGAGGTGGCGTTCCAGATGCGCGCGCTTCGCCGCGATGTCGCCGTGATCGAGGTCGACGAGAACGACCTGCGTCTGGACGACATGCTCGGCCCGCGCGTCGCCCGGGGCGAGGACGGTGCCGGGCACGACGAAAAGCGCCATTCCCGCCGCGGCAGCCCAATTCGCTTGCTGCCCGATCTTGATCGCAAGGTCGGCTTCGGCCTCCAGGAACGGCGTATGCGGGGGCGCGTCGGGGCTGCCCTTCTCGGCAAGGGCGCGGACCGGCGCCCAATGTTCGCAATAGCCGAAGACGACCTCGGTGTAGGTCGCGATCATGTCGAGGTCGGGACCGACTTCTCCCGGCTCTGCCGGTGTCGATTGCGGTTCCATCACGGCCAGCACCGGTTCTTCCAGGCACAGAACCGGCACTCGAAGTGGTCGGGGTCTTCCGTGTGGCGGGGTAGCAATTCGCCGGCATCGCAAGCACGGAGGATGCGAACCGCCTTGTCGCTCGCCGCCTGTGCACGCCCCGCATCGAACGGCACCGGCTCATGCCAGATCTCGCATGTATCCTTGTTGATCGCGGTGAAGAGCGCAGGCGCCTCGGTAAGCCCGAGATAGGCCTGGTAGAGCGCGATCTGGGCGGCATAGACCGGCTTCGCCTTGACCACGCCCCGCTTCGCGATCTCGCGCCAGTTCTTTGCGTTGGCGGACTTGCACTCCCAGAGCGCGGGAACCGCCATGTCGTTAGGGGCAGCGACGACGACACCGTCGGCATGCCCGCGGATGCGTCCGCCCGCCGCCGAGAAGCCGAACTGCTCTCCATGCCGGTCGCGCGTACGCAGGTCGAAGCCGGCCCGGCGCAGCCAGTCGATCGCCAGATCCTCAAGCACGTGTCCGAGCGCGAAGATGCGGAGCGACTGACCGTTGAAATCGGCGTCCTCGTCCTTCGGCGCTTTGACGTATTCGTATTGGAGCCGCCGCTGGCACGCATCCCCGAGCCGGCTGCCTCCGAGGTAGTCCCGTTCGGGGCGAGACGCCTGCTCCGCCACCAGCGCCCGGTCGATCAGCGCATTGACGCCATCGGCGAAGGAAGGCGGCTTTTCCCGGTGATTGAAGTCGAGCAACGCCTCCATCAGAACGGGACGTCCTGGTCGGGCCGGTCGGCGCTCGCGCGCATCGCCTCCTGGAAGCCGTCGACCGCCGATTCGGCGAGCGCCGCCGCATCCTCGGCTGTCAGCTCATTGAGCCGCTTCTCCCAGCCAATCTCGCCCATCAGCTCCGCCATGAACTTCAGGGCATGGCGAAGGGCGGTCTTCTCGCGCTCGTCAGGAGCGATCATGTCGATCGCCTCCGGAGCACGCGATCCGGGCGGTCAGTAGGCAATGGTGTGCGGCGGATTCGCGCGAATCTTTGTATCATTGGGGGCAAGCTCCAGCTGACCCCCTCACATACCGAGACGCTGGGCTGTCTGTCGGAAGGTGGGACAACCATCCCGTAGACTTGATTCTTGTAGCGGGAGAAGTGCCTGCCTAATTTTGCAACTCGACGGTAATTGCTGGAGAATCGAAGCCGATGCCTGCTTTCAATCCGAGAATTTTTACAAGTCCCGATCGCCTGAAACACATTTCGCCCGCACGACTAAAAACATTCCTTGGGCAGTGGCAGGATTACTTTGAAGCCCGCGGTCTCGATATTGCGTCCGCTTCGACCGATGACATGCCGCTCGGCGATATCGCTCACATCCTGATGAACCCGGACGCCTCGGTGCCCGAGGACATGGTCAACGCGCTCTACTACGTCCATGAGACCGCCACGCATGAGGCGATGGAGGAGCTGCTCGACCGCGCCGAAGCCGCGGGAATCGACATCGAAAAGGATTACGAAGCATCGGCTGCCGATGTCGCTGTCCAGATCTGGCTCGCCCAACCAATGCTGCTACAGCGCCAGCACGCCGAGACGGTCGCGTTGAAGCGCTCCAATTTCATGTATTTCGCAGGCTCGGCGCCCAAGAAGCCGGCAGCCGTCATCTCGTCCGTCTCCGAGGCCGATGCCAAGGCGATGCAGGATCAAATGGACAACTGGTTCGAGGCGAAGCGCCGGGGGCGAGGCTGTCGCATCTTCGCCTTTCCGCGAGGCGAGAAGATCTGGCTTCTTGTCCGCCACGGCATGCCAATGCGCCGGGAAGGCAAGCACCAGGAAGACGGCGAGAGCGGGATCGCGTTCTATCGCCCGCAAAAGCACGACGTCCTGATTTACGACAGCGCTTCCGACGAGATCGCCGTCAATGCCGAAACCAAGGGCGAGCGGGCACTCTATCTGAAGACGTTCGGCCTGATGCTGTTCGGCAACGAGGATTATTTCGATCGCTCGGAGCGCTACACGCTCGATCCGCTGCGGGAACATGGGCCCGACGCACTGGCGCACGAGGATATCGAGGGATTGGCGGGCGTCCGTCTCGTCGAGTTCGGCCGGCGCTGGCCTGGCAAGATCGCGGAGTTGGAAATCCGAAAGTCCGAGGATCTTTTCAAGTCCTACGGCGACAACTGGGAGAAGCGGTTGAGCGGCGGTTCGTTCACCCACGCCACGTTCAAGTTCGCCTTCGACGGGACCAAGCGCGAGCGTTCAGTGACGATCCGCCCGGCGAACATCGCGAGGTACGAAAGGGAGTCGGACGCGGAGGTTATCGAAAGCTGGCTGAAGGCGCGCGGCTTCTGGTCTATCCCGGCCGCTGCGGCAGATGATGCAGATACCAAAGTTCTGGCAAGCGCTTGACGATCTCGCGGACGCCGCGACGGACCGGCGCGAATGGCAGGCTATCCTCGGCAGCGAATTCGACCTCGTCTCTCGGTTCCTGACGTCGACCGGAACCCTGGCCACCAGCATCGCTTGCCCGTCTCCCGGCGGCGAGGGATGTCCACGCAAGGTCGTCCGGCATGATGACGGCTCCATACGGGCGATCTGCGGCGACAGCCCGAAAGCATGCGCGGATCTCGACCTCAGCCGGGACGACATCGCCATCCTCGGTCTCGATCGGACGGGATTGGCCAAGGCGGTCGCGACCGCTCTCGCTCTCAGCATCCCCGCCAAGTTCGAACGCCAGAAGGTGTTCGGGATCGGCTCCCACGACGTCTTCGCCGGTCGCGGGTTTCCCGTCTTCTTGACCGTTCCGGGTCCTGCGCCGACGGACGATGCGACCCCCTTCGACGACATCATCGGGCTCCCGGGCCCCAAGCTCGTCCTGACGCCCACCAACGCCTCGCTGCCGGCAAGCGTCGTCGGGAACCTGCAACGGGCCGACGTCACGTTGTTCGCGTTGAGCGATCTTCTCGTGGTGAACGATCAAGGAAGCCTGGAACCGGCGCACCCGCCCGAAACCCTGTTTTCCGATCTCCGTGTCCGAGTCGAGGCATCCTCCAGCACGAGTCCGTCCAACCTCGCGTGGCAGTTGCCGCCCGATGCGCGATGGGAGGAAATCGGCATCCGATTCATCGCCGACGAGGTCATCAATGTGAGCTTCCGCGGCGAGACACGCAGGTTCGAACCCGATGCGCTGGGCATGAAGAACGGCAAGAGCGGCAAAGCCACGAAGCGGTGGCTCTATCTGAAGCTCCTGGCATCCCAATCCGGCCGTCTGCCCGTGCATCCCGCGAACGGCGAGGACACGAGCAAGCACCAGAAGCAGAAGCAGGCGCTGTCGAAGGCGCTGCGACAGTCCTTCGGGATCCCGGACGAGCCGATCCCGACCGAAGGCGGCGACTATGTCACCCGCTTCGTGATCAACGCGGACGACCTCCAACAAGGCAAGCAGGGGCAGTCCCAACGAAATTTCGCTGGGTAGGGCTAAAAAAACTTCGAAAAAATTTCGACCGCCAAACCGCTGAACTCCGCCAGGTTCGGCGGTTTTTCTTTGCGCTGACGGCGCTCCAACCGCCTCGCCGACGAATTTTCGCCGGTGCCGGGTACTCGGGCCGCGTGCCCGTCCACCTGGACGAAGGCGAAAACCATGGAGCAGCTTCAGGAGCTTACCAGCCCCAATTCCCGTATCTCCCGCAACATCAGCATCCGTTCCGCACGGCTGGCACGATCGAACGTCGTGCCGGGCATGGACGTCGAGGACATTGAGCAGGAACTCAGGCTCGACCTCATCCGCCGGGCGCCGAACTACGACCCCGCCAAGGCGTCTTTCGAGACCTTCGCCGACCGCATCGTCGCCAACCGCATCGCCAGCCTCGCCAGCGCGACGCAGGCGAGCCGTGCCGAGCGCACGATGCAGTCGCTGGAAATGCCGATCGGCGCCGGCGACGACGTAGACGGCGATCTCACCCTCGCCGATGTGCTGCCGGAGAGCGCGGCGCTTCATGCGTGCGAGGACCTCGCACAGATGCACGGGCCGGGCCTGCGGGGCGACATCGAAAAGCTCCTGGCACGGCTCTGCCCGACAGCGCGGCAGATCGCGATCGCCGTCTCCCATCTCTCGGTCGCCGAAGCGGCGCGGGAGCTGGGGCTCCACCGAAGCACCATCTACCAGCACCTCGCGGCCATCCGCCGGACCGCCATGGACCTCGGTCTCGCCGAATATTTCGAGCCGGTCCCGACAGTGGCGGCCGCCCGCCGGTAAGTGACGGCAAGCAATCAAGCGAATTCATGCCGGGCCTTCGGGGGAATGCAAAACCCTTCGGGAAACACCCCGACCGCAAGCTCCAGGGCGGCGTCGGGCCCGGCAGCAGCTTCATCGCGACGACCCCTGGGCAGGACGGAAAGGAGCATCCCGATGTTCAAGACCCCTCTGAAACGCCTGCGCGAGTCGACCTGGCTGGGCGCCATCCCCGACACGATCTCGGTACCGGCCCGCGGCGATACGCCGGCGCGCACGGTGCCGATCGAGCAGGCCACCATCGACGACATCGCTTTCGCGCTGCTGCCGTTGAACCGCGAGCGTTCCGACCTCACGCGGACCATCTGCGCGCTGGAGGAAGTGGTGTCGATGGCGCGCAATCAGGGCGCCGCCGGCGTGGACGCAGCGGTGTCGGCCGCGGCCCGCGAGATGGAGGCGCGCAAATGAACGCGCCCTATACGCCTGCTCCGCTCAGGATCATCACCGCCGACGAGCGCTTGAAGGAGGTTCGCGGCATCAAGGGGGTGCTCACCGGCATCTCCGGCATCGGCAAGACCAGCCAGCTCTGGACGCTCGATCCCGAGCGCACCCTGTTCCTCAATCTCGAGGCCGGCGAGCTTGCCGTCCAGGGCTGGCCCGGCGACGAGATCCGCATCCGTGACTGGGAACGCGCCCGCGACCTCGCCTGCTGGATCGGCGGCCCCAACCCCGCCATGCGCGACGACCAGTCCTACAGCCACCGCGACTACGAGCGCGTCTGCGCTGCCTTCGGCGCCCCGACCGTGCTGGACAAGTATGAGACCGTCTTCGTCGACAGCATCTCGGTCGCGTCCCGCATCTGCATGCAGTGGTGCAAGGGGCAGTCTCAGGCGCAGTCCGATCGCAGCGGCAAACTCGACCTGCGCGGCGCCTACGGGCTGCTCGGCCAGGAGATGATCGGCTGGCTAACCCACCTCCAGCACACGCCGCACAAGAACATCTGGCTGGTCGGTCTGCTCGATCGGAAGATCGACGATTTCGGCAAGCCCTACTTCGCCATGCAGATCGAGGGGGCGAAGACCGGGCTCGAGCTGCCGGGCATCGTCGACGAGGTGATCACGCTCGCCGAGATCCGTCCCGCCGACGGCGACCCGTTCCGCGCCTTCGTGTGCACCACGATCAACGACTTCGGCTTTCCCGCCAAGGATCGCAGCGGCCGGCTGGCCATGATCGAGCAGGCCCATCTCGGCCGCCTGATGGCGAAGATCCGCGCGGGGCACGGCGCCACGTCGGCGGACGCCCTCGATTTCCGGCTGCCCGAGGCGGCAGCCGACCAATCCCATTCCATGACGAAAGGAGCTTGACCCCATGTCGGACAACATGGATTTCAACGGCGCCGACAGCCAGGACGCCGCGTTCGATCTCATCCCGGCGAACACGCTCGCCAAGGTGTCCCTGACGATCCGTCCCGGCGGCGCCGGGCCTGAGGGCTGGCTCACCCAGAGCCGCACGAGCACAGCGCTCTATCTGAACACCGAGGCAGTGGTGCTCGACGGCCCCTATGTCCGGCGGCGCATCTACACGCGCATCGGCTTCAAGGGGAAGAGCGTCAACGAGCGCGGTGACGACACCTACGCCAACCGGGGCAGGGCCTTGATCCGCGGGATCCTCGAATCGGCGCGCGGCATCAAGGCAGGCGACCAGTCGGAAGGCGCCTGCGCGGCGCGGAAGATCCGCAGCCTCGGCGACCTGAACAGCCTCGATTTCGTGGCCAAGATCGGAATCGAGAAGGACCGCGACAACCCCGACGACAGCGGCCGCAACGTCGTAAAGGCCGCGATCGGCCCCGATCACGCGGAGTATATCTCGATCATGGGTGGCGCGCCCACCGCGCCGCCCGCCGTCGGCACGCCGCAGGCCGCGCCAACCTCCCGCATGGTCGACGATCCTTATGGCGGCGCCCCGGCGCCGGCTCAGAGCGGCGCACCCTTCTGGGCGCGCTGAGAGCAGTCGCCATGATCCCGCGCGATTATCAGAGGGCGGCCGTGGACGCGGCCCACGACCGGACAGCCGAACACGGCAACACGTTGCTCGTGCTGCCGACCGGCGCCGGCAAGACGGCGATCGCGGGCTTCTTCGTGGGCGAGCAGGCCGAGCGACGCCGTGAGTTCCGCACCCTCGTCCTGCAGCACACGGACGAGCTCATCGACCAGAACCGCACCGCCATCGGCAAGGTCTCCGGCCTCGCGACCTCCGTCGTAAAGGCCGAACAGGATTGCTGGGACGGCCAGGTCGTCTTCGGCAGCGTCCAGACGCTGGCGCGGACGAACCGGCGGCAGTCCATGCCGGAATTCACCCATCTCGTCATCGATGAGTGCCATCGGGCGGCGGCCCAGAGCTACCAGTCGATCATCGCGCATGCCCGCGACCTGAATCCGGGGCTCAGGCTGCTGGGGCTGTCCGCCACGCCCGGCCGGGGCGACGGCCGGAGCCTGCGCAAAACCTTCAGCAATGTGGGCTACCACTTGCGGATCGGCACGCTCATCGCGCGCGGGCTGCTGGTCCCGCCGCGGACCTTCACCATTGATCTCGGCGTGAAGGACGAGCTCGCCGGCATCGACAGCACCGCCGGCGACTTCGACATGCGCCAGGCGGACAAGGTGCTGAACCGTTCCGTCCTCAACGAGACGGTGGTCGAGCACTGGAAGGACAAGGCGGCGGACCGGCGCAGCATTTTCTTCTGTTCGACGGTCGCCCATGCCGAGGCCGTGGCCGAGGCGTTCCGAGCCGACGGCATCTCGGCCGAGACGATCACCGGCGACATGGCGCCCCGGGCGCGTGCGGATCTGATCGCGCGGTTCGACCGCGGCGAGGTGCAGGTACTCACCAACTGCATGGTGTTGACCGAGGGCTTCGACAGTCAGCCCGTCGGCTGCATCGGCATCCTGCGCCCGATGCTCCACAAGGGCACATTCGTTCAGGCCGTCGGGCGCGGGCTGCGCCGGGTCGATCCCGAACGCTTTCCCGCTATCGTCAAGACCGACTGCATCGTGCTGGACTTCGCCGGTGCCGCGCTGCGCCACGGTACGCTCGAACAGGACATCGGGCTCGAAGACGACGAGCCGTCCGCCGGCGAGCAACCCTGGAAGACCTGCCCCTCCTGCGAGGCGGAGCTGCCGCTCGGCGCGTCCCTCTGCGACTTCTGCGGCCACGTCTTCACCCGCGAGACCGGCGAAAAACGGCTGCTCGCGTCCTTCGAGATGACCGAGATCGATCTGCTCGATCGATCCCCGTTCTCATGGTGCGACCTGCACGGCGACGGCCAGGCCCTGATGGCGAGCGGGTTTCAGGGGTGGGCGGGCGTCTTCCACGACGGCACGCTCTGGCACGCTCTCGGCCACCCGAAGGGGAGAGCGCTCCGCACCCTCGCCATCGGCACCCGCGTCCAGGCGCTCGCCGCGGCCGACGACTTCCTGCGGGAGACCGAAACCACCAGCGCCTCGGCCAAGAGCAGGCGCTGGCTCAACGACCCGGCCACCATGCGACAGATCGAGCTGCTGCATCGTGCCGGCCAACCGGCCGACGGCCTCGACTTCGGTCTGTCGAAGTACGCCGCCAACTGCCATCTGAACTTCCGCTGGAATCGGAGCGCCATCCGCGCGGCCGTTCTGCGGGACGCGGCTCGGAGCGCGGCGTGAACCGATCGAACGCCCTGCATCCGGACCGGATGACCAGCCGGGAGCGCATCGCCGAAGCATGTGAGATCCTTGCGCTGGGACTGATCCGGCTCCGGGCGCGTGAGCGTCAACTATCTGACGATACTGGAGAAATTTGCCTACACATGTCGGCCGACCGATGCCGTCATGCGACCCCGGACTTGACCGAGGAGACCGCATGACGACCGATCCGATTCCCGCGCGCCTGGCCGCCCTGAAGACCATGAAGACGCCGGAACTGAAAGCGCAATGGCGGGAGCTGTTCGAGACTGACCCGCCGCCCTACAACCGCCGCTTCCTCGAAAGCCGGCTCGCCTATCGCATCCAGGAACTCGCCTATGGCGGACTGAAGCCCGAGACGGTGAAGCGGCTGGAGGTGCTCGGCGAGCAGCTGGACGGCGGCAACATCACCACCCGCCGCATCCGGCAAGATCGCAAGCCGATCACCGGTACGAAGCTGATCCGGGAGTGGCAGGGCGTCGAGCATGTCGTCACCGTCACCGGCGACGGTTTCGAATGGCAGGGGCGTCCCTACCAATCGCTCTCCGCGATCGCCCGCGCCATCACCGGCACCCGCTGGAACGGCTGGGTGTTCTTCGGGCTGAAGAACCGGCGGGGCGGCGCATGACGAAGCCGATCCTCCGCAAGCTCCGCGCCGCCGTCTATACCCGGAAATCCTCCGAGGAAGGGCTGGAGCAGGAGTTCAACAGCCTCGACGCCCAGCGCGAGTCCTGCGAGGCCTATGTCGCCAGCCAGAAGTCCGAGGGCTGGGCGCTGGTCCGCGACCGCTACGACGACGGCGGCTATTCCGGGGGAACGCTGGAGCGACCGGGCCTGAAGCGCCTCCTCGCCGACATCGAGGACGGGCTCGTCGACGTGGTCGTGGTCTACAAGATCGACCGCCTGAGCCGCTCGCTCGCCGATTTCGCCAAGCTGGTCGAGGTGTTCGACCGGCACGGCGTGACGTTCGTCTCGGTGACGCAGTCGTTCAACACGACGACGTCGATGGGACGGCTCACCCTCAACATCCTGCTCAGCTTCGCCCAGTTCGAGCGCGAGGTCACCGCCGAGCGCATCCGCGACAAGGTCGCCGCCAGCCGAAAGAAGGGTATGTGGATGGGTGGCTGGGCGCCCTGGGGCTACGACGTGAAGGATCGGAAGCTGATCGTGAACGCCGCCGAGGCCGCGACGATCCGCATGATCTTCGAGCGGTTCGTGACCAGCGGCTCGGCTACCGCATTGGCGCGGGAGCTTCGGTCCGAGGGAGTCGTCACCAAGCGCGGAAAGCCCATCGACAAGGGCGCACTCTACAAGCTGCTGAACAACCGCGTGTACATAGGCGAGGCGGTGCACAAGGGGAAGAGCTACCCCGGCGAGCATGCCGCCATCATCGACCGGGCGCTGTGGGACAAGGTCCATGCGATCCTGGCCGAGAGTCCCCGGAAGCGCGCCGCGCAGACACGCGCCCAGACGCCCGCCCTCCTGAAAGGGCTGCTGTTCGGCCCCGGTGGCGCGGCCTTCTCGCCGACACACACCCGCAAGGGCGACAAGCTCTACCGGTACTATGTCAGTCAGGCGGTGCTGAAGCGCGGGCGCGACGCCTGTCCGGTCGGCCGCGTCCCGGCCGCGGAGATCGAGAGCGCCGTGATCGATCAGATCCGGGCTGTCTTCCGCCAGCCGGAGATCATCGTCGGCACGTGGCGCGCCGCACGCGGCCACGACGCCGAGGTGACGGAGGCCGACGTCCGCGACGCTCTGGAGCAGCTCGACCAGCTGTGGGACGAATTGTTCCCGTCCGAGCAGGCCCGCCTCGTACAGCTCCTCGTCGAACGGGTCGAGATCGGCGAAGACGAGCTCGACATCCGGCTTCGTGCCGACGGCATGCCCGGACTGGTGGCCGAGGTCAGCGGCTACGCGAGGGCGGCGGCATGACGAGCCGCGAGACCCTTTCCGTGCGCGTCCCGTTCCGCATCCGCAAACACGGCGGCCGGAAGCTGATGGTCTCTCCGGATGGCGCCTCTGCGCCGGCGCGGCCGCGGATCGACAGTACGCTGGTCAAGGCACTCGCCCGGGCGCATCGCTGGAAGCGTCTGCTGGAGCAGGGCGACTACGGCAACCTGACGGAACTGGCCCGGGCCGAGAAAATCAATCTGTCCTACGTGGGCCGAGTGCTTCGTCTGACCCTGTTGGCGCCGGACATCGTCGAAGGGATTCTCGACGGGCGGCAGCCGCCAACCTGGCAGCTAGAACTGCTCCTCAAGCCCTTTTCGGCCGATTGGTCGGAGCAACGCAGGGCGCTGGCTTCAGAAAGCCCTAGCAAAACATAGCACTAAGGGCGCCGCGCGAGGCTGCCCGCCCAAGCTGGCGCCGTGTTTTGCCATTGCAGCAACGCCATTTCTGCAACAAGATTGACGGAGCACCCTCCGACGTTTATATTCTGTGCAGACAAGCGTTGGCGTGGTGGCGAAATGCAGCTTTCCAAAGTCGTCGAGGTCCTGCCCGGGGTTCCGTTCCGCTCTCGCATCGAGAGCGAAAAGAACGGCGCCTGCGTCGTCGTGCAGGCGCGCGACCTCGTCGGCGACGGCACGGTCGACCTTACGGGCGCCGCCCGCATCGCCGCACCGCCCAGTTCGACAAGGGGGTTTCTGAAGCCGGGCGATGTCATCCTGCAGCCGCGCGGCAATCGGTACTCGGTCGGCAAGATGGACGACGTCACCGGCCCTACGGTGGCGGCGGCGCCCCTCTACATCCTTCGACGCCGCGCCAAGGACGTCGATCCCGACTTCCTCGTCGCGTTCCTCGAGGCGGCGTCGACCCAGAGCATATTGCGCCAGGACGCCGTCGGAACTCACGTTCCGCAGATCCCCAGGCAGGCCCTCGAAGCCCTGCACATCGAGCTTCCCGACCTCTCAAGCCAGATCAGGCTCGCCGACCTCGCCCGGCTCGAACGGCGCGAGATCGAGGTGATGGACCGCCTTCGCGTAGCGCGGGGCCGGCTATTCGACCTGGCTCTGCGGGAGATCGCGAAGAAAAGCCGGAAGCGCGCTAGCGCTCCCGGCTCCATCCCGGGCCTCAAAGGTGCGCCAACACCCTGAGGTCCTTTGTCCAACTGTCTTAGACGAAAGGCAATCTACGCATGTCCATCACGATCGGCAACTACAGCTTCGAGGGCCCCTTCGGCAACACGGCCGACCTTCGCAACAATTCCGGCGTCTATGCGATCCTCAGCCGGCGGACCGACGCGGACCGCTACACGGTGATCGACATCGGCGAGGCCGGCTGGATCCAGGACCGTGTGGCCAACCACGACCGACGGGATCAGTGGAGGCACAACAACCACGGTACTCTCGCGGTCGCGGCGCTCTACTGCGACGAGGCGGCGCGGATGCGGATCGAGCGGGAGCTCCGGGCGCAGTTCAGCCCGGTGTGCGGCGTACGCTGACAGCAATCGAGGACGGGCGGGCGCGCAGGCGCCCGCCCCATCCCAAGGAGAAAACC